ATCGAGGCCCAGGTTTATCACGACCATGGCGGTGGGCTCCAAATTCTCTCCACTCTCAGCGAGTTCAGCATGGTCAGGGTGGTGTAATGCCTACCCATCATTTGCATGAGCCCACCCAACTCGCCACCGAAGACGGCGCCGGCGCGTGGCTGTTTGAAGATGGCTCGCCTATCACTTGGGAGTGGTCAGTGGTGAGCGGAGCCGAGCGCATCACAGCCATAGGGCAAGCGCCCAGCCTCACAGCCGCTGCGCATGTGCCTAGCATTACAGCCAGCGCACGTGTGCCCAGCGTGACTGCCACAGGAAGGCCAATCTGATGCCAGCCATCATTCGCACGCCTAACGCCATTGAGCATGGCACCTATGCCATCACCGTATCGTTCTTCGATGAGAGCGGCGCAGCGGTCGCGCCCAACACGGGCCTGGCCTGGACGCTCATGGATCTGCGCGGCAACGTCATCAACGCGCGCACGAGCGTGGTGATCACGCCCGCTGAGACAGTCACCATCGTGCTGCATGGTGACGATCTGGCGCTGCCTGACCCGTCCAACAGTACGCGCGTGGTACTGCTGGTGGGCACTTACAACAGCACGCTCGGCCTCGACCTGGACTTGCGCGATCAAGTGGTGTTTGCGATTGACAACCTGGTGGACGCGGTGGTGCATGCCTAAACGCGCCCGCAAGATTTGCGCAGCGCCCGGCTGCCCCCAGTTGGCCCTGCCCGGCGGCAGCCTGTGTGAGGCCCACGAACAGGCGCGCATGCAGAAGTACAACGCCCGCCGTCCGAGTGCCCGCGCCGCTGGCTATGACGCGGAGTGGGAGCGCATCCGGGCAGCGCACCTGGCCGAGCATCCGCTGTGCGTCACGTGCGGCAAGCCGGGCACGCACGTCGATCATATCCTGGCCAAGGTGGACGGTGGCACGGATGACGAAGCTAACCTGCAGACGCAGTGCGCGCGTGATCACTCACGCAAGACCGCGACGCACGACGGCGGGTTCGGCAACGCGAAACGCACGGTTCGTGCATAAGACGACTGCGCATAACCGTTTATCGAGTGATGTGCGAGTGCTCATTATTTCATTTTCGACTATGCGAAATGCACGGTGTCTCGTCGGACATAACGCGAAATGGGGTGGGGGGTCGAAATCGCTGCATGAAATTTCAAGCGGGAGCGCGCGGGTAGTCAGACTTTTCCGTCGCTGAGTTGAGGTCTTAAGCATGAGGTTCACAAAAGGTTCTTGAATGTCAGGTCCGTTGCCAAAAAATCCAGCGCTCAAGCAGGGCAAGTCCAAGCAATCCACGCGCGCCCTGCTGGTGGCGGAGACGCACCCGCTCAAGGGCGCGCCCAAACTGGCGGCGCATCCGGCCGGCGAAAAGTGGCACGCGCTCGTGGTGAAGTTTTGGGCCGACGTCTGGACCTCGCCGATGGCCGGCGAGTACATGGAGGCCGACGTGCACGGGCTGTTCCGCATGGCGGTGCTGACGCAGGCCTTCCTGGCCAGCCCGAGCGTGCCGGTCTCGGCCGAGCTGCGCCAGCTCTCGATGCAGTTCGGGCTGTCGCCCATCGACCGGCGGCGCTTGCAGTGGACGGTGGCCAAGTCAACCGAAGCGGTGGACCAGGTGGAGCGCACGCGCGCGCGCCGCGGCCGCATCGTCGAGAACGACCCGCGCGAGGTGCTGAGCAAGTGACCATCCTGACTGTGCCCGATCTCGGCAAGAAGGGCGAACGCTTCCCAAGCCTGGGCGGGCAGGTCTGCGACTTCATCGAGGAGCACCTGGTGTTCGGCCCGGGCGATTTATTGGGCCAGCCGGCGCGCCTGGACGATGAGAAGCGGGCCCTGATTTACCGCATGTACGAGATCTTCCCGCGCGGCCATGCCCTGGCCGGCCGGCGCCGCTTCCGGCGCGTGGCCATCTCGCTGCGCAAGGGCACGGCCAAGACCGAGCTGGCGGCCTGGATCGCGGCCTGCGAGCTGCACCCGGACGGGCCGGTGCGCTGCAGCGGCTTCGACGCGCACGGTGAGCCGATCGGGGTCGGGGTGGTGGATCCGTATATCCCGATGGTGGCCTACACCGAGGAGCAGTCCGACGAGCTGGCCTACGGGGCGCTGCGCTCGATCCTGGAGCACAGCGAACTGGCGGATGATTTCGACATCGCCCTGGAGCGCATCCTGCGCATCGGCGGCGACGGCAAGGCGGTCAGCCTGTCCAACTCCCCGGACGCGCGCGACGGCGCCCGCACGACGTTCCAGCTATTTGACGAGACGCACCGGCTCAATTCGCCGCGGCTGAAAGCGGCGCACCGGACCATGCTGGCCAACCTGCCCAAGCGCAAGCTGGCCGATGCCTGGTCGCTGGAGATTACCACCGCGCCGGCGCCGGGCGAGGGGTCGGTGGCCGAGGACACGATGGCCTACGCGCGCCAGGTGGCGGATGGCGCCATCGTCGACTCGCGGCTGTTCTTCTTCCACCGCCAGGCCTCGGACGCGCACGACCTGGCCACCGTGGCCGGGGTGCGCGCGGCCGTTCTGGAAGCCTCCGGCCCGGCGGCGGCCTGGTCGGACATTGACGGGATCTGCGAGCAGTGGCGCGACCCGACCGCCGACCGGACCTACCTGGAGCGCGTGTGGCTCAACCGCCTGGTGCGCGCCAGCGAGCGCGCCTTCGACATCGAGCGCTGGGCGGCGCTGGCCGACGCGGACTATCTGCCGGCGAACGGCGCGACGATCACGCTCGGCTTCGACGGCGCGCGCTGGCACGACGCGACGGCGCTCGTGGGCACCGAGGTGCTGACCGGCTTCGAGTGGCTGTTGGGTCTGTGGGAAAAGCCCGAGAACATCGAGCATTGGGAAGTGCCGGTCGAGGACGTCAACGCCGTGGTGGCCGAGGCCTTCGCCCGCTGGGACGTGTGGCGGCTGTACGCCGATCCGCCGTACTGGGAGTCGGCCGTGGCGGAGTGGGCCGGCAAGTACGGCGAGGAGCGCGTGGTCGAGTGGTGGACCAACCGCTGGAAGCCGATGGCCTACGCGGTGCGCTCGTTCAACTCCGCGATCGCGGCCGGCGACATCCTGCATGACGGCAACGCGCACCTGACACGCCACCTGGGCAACGCCGTGCGCAAGGTGCTGCCGCAGCGCGACGACGAAGGCAAACCGCTGTGGACGATCTACAAAGAGCGCCCGGACAGCCCGCACAAGATCGACGCGGCCATGGCGGCCGTGCTGAGCTGGGAGGCGCGCAATGATGCGGTTACTTCGGGCGCTGGCGGCCGCCGGCGTGTGAGCACGTATGAGACGCGCGGCCTGACCGTGGCGGGGCGCGTGCCGGACAGGGTGCTGGCATGAAATTCTTTGACCGCTTCCGGCCCTACCTGGAACTCAAGCGTGCCATTGTGAACTTGAAATCCGGCACGGTGTTTCGCGCGGTGGTCTACCAGCAGACCGGCCCGTGGTTGATCCTGCGCCAGGCCGAGATCCTGGAAGACCGCGGCACGGCCGTGAAGGGCAGCCCGCCGGCGATGGATGGTGAGGTGCTTGTGATGCGAACCGACATTGATTTTGTGCAGGTGATCCGCTGATGGCCGCCGTCCAATCCCTGGGGACGGTCACCCAGCTCGGCCAGGCCAACTGGACGCTGACGCAGCCGCGCCGCGGCCTGCGCCTGTACGACGATTTCAATTACGACTACGCCGCGCTCTACCGGCTGCAGCCCAACGTGCGCGTGTGTGTGGATTTCCTGGCGCGCAACATTGCCCAGTTGGGCCTGCATACGTTCCGGCGCGTGTCCGAGACCGACCGCGTGCGCGTGCGCGACCATCCGCTGCCGTTGCTGTTGGCGCGCCCGCTGCCGCCCGAAATGAAGGTTACGCGCTACCGCCTGATTGAGGCGCTGGTCTCTGACCTGGGGATCTATTTCAACGCCTACTGGCTCAAGCTGCGCCAGGGCGGCGCGGTCGTCGGGCTGCTGCGCATCCCGCCGATCTACATGACGCCCGTCGGCAACCTCGTGCCCACCAGTTACAGCCTGGACATCGGCGGGAGGCACACGGATTTCGCGCCCAGCGAAGTGGTCCACTTCCGCGGCTACAGCCCGGAGGATCCCATCGGCGGCCTGTCGCCGCTGGAGACGCTGCGGCGCGTGCTGGCCGAGGAAGACTCGGCCGGAAACTATCGGGAGGAGTTCTGGCAGAACGCGGCGCGCATGGAAGGCATCATCAAGCGCCCGGCCGCGGCGCCGGAGTGGAGCGACGTGGCGCGCACGCGCTTCCTGGCCGAGTTCAACGCGCTGTATGCCGGCCAGGGCAACGGCGGCCAAACGGCCGTGCTCGAGGAAGGCATGGAGTGGGAGCAGACATCCTTCGACCCGCAGCAGTCTGAATATTTGGGCGGCCGCAAGCTCACGCGCGAGGAGTGCGCCCGGTCCTATCACATCCCGCTGCCGATGGTGGGCATCCTGGACCACGCGACGTTTTCAAACATCACTGAGCAGCACAAGAATCTGTATCAAGACTCGCTCGGGCCGTGGCTCGTTTCCATTGAACAGGACATCGAGCTCCAGCTGCAGTCCGACTTCGCCGACGTGGTGGGCATGTACTCGGAGTTCAACATCGCCGAAAAACTGGCGGGCTCATTCGAGGACCAGATCAAAGCCTACCAGACGGCGGTCGGCCGGCCGTGGATGACGCCGGATGAGGCGCGCGCCCGCCAGAATATGCCGTCCATGGGCGGCGACGCGGCCATGCTCGGTGTGCCGCTCAACCTGGTGGTGGGCGATATGCCGCCGCCGGCGCCGCCCGCGCTTCCGCCGAAAGGCCAGAAGGGAATTGACTCGGCGGCCATCCACCTGCGCGCGAAGTTTCGCGAGCAGTGGACCCGCGTGCTGGCCCGCCATTATCGGCGGCAGGAAGAAGCCATGGTCAGCCGGGTGCCCAAGGCTTTAGCGGCGGCTGGCACGAAGGTCTTGGTGGGCGGCATTTGGTTTGACGAGGAGCGCTGGAACAGCGAATTGTCGGCCGACCTGTTTGGCCTCAACCATCTGACCGCCCGCGCCTGGGCCGATCATGCCATTGAACAGGGCGGGATGGCCATCGAGGACATGGATGCGTTCGACGCGCGCATGGACCCGTGGCTGCAGGAGCACTCGCAGGTCCAGGCCGTGGGCATCAACGGGAAAGTCCGCGACGGACTGGGCGCGGCGCTCAACGATCCCAACCCGCTGGAGGCAGTCAAGAATTTGTTTGAGATTGCCGTGACTGCCTGGGCCGTCAATGAGGCGATCAGCGCGGTGACCTCCGCCGGGAACTTCGGCGCGCACGAAGCGGCCAACGCCGGCGGGCTGAAGACCAAGACCTGGCGGACCAATTCAAAGAACCCGCGCCCCAGCCACGCGGCCATGAACGGGATGACCGTGGGCATCCGCGAGAATTTCCCCACCGGCCAACGCTGGCCGGGCGATCCGGCCGGCGGCGCCGATGAAAATGCCAACTGCGAGTGCTCGGTGGACTTCAACTAGGAGATGAGCCATGACTCTGGAAAAGAAAACCTACAACGGGCGGATGATCCTCAAGGCCGATGGCCAGCCCGGCGATTTTCAAGCCGTGTTTGCCACGCTGAATATCAAAGACCTGGACGGCGACGTGACTGTGCCCGGCGCCTTCGGCCCGCAGCAGGTGGTGGTCGAGCCCTGGAATCACAACTATGGCGCGGTCCCGGTGGGCCGGGGAACCATTTCCGAAAACGGCAATGAGGCCGTGATCGACGGCAAGTTCTTCTTGGACACGCCCTCGGGCCAGGAGCACTACACGGTCGTCAAAAATCTGGCCGACATGCAGGAGTGGTCGTATTCGTTTTTCATCAAGGAAGCGGAGTTCGGCGTGTTCAATGGCGAGGAGGTCCGCTTCCTCAAAAAGATGGACGTGATCGGAGTGGGGCCTGTCACCCGCGGCGCGGGCATTGACACGCGCGTCACCACGATCAAGGGCAAGAAACCCGAGGGGACCGAAGGCGAGGCCGGCGATATGTATTTCCCGGTGACCAAGCGGCAACTGCTGGATGACGATCTATTGCGCGAGCAGATTGACGATCTGCTTCAGGAATAACTTTTGCGCTCAGTCCCGAGATGGTGTCGGCAGAAGCTTAGGCTTGTCCGCAGACCTAAGGAACTGAGATTGGAATAACCGAGATTGACCCTATCGAGCTAGACGCCTAGGAGGCGTGACATGGATATCAAAGCGTTTTTGGAAAAGTTGAAGACCCTCAAGGCGAAGGAACTCGCCGACGGGATGGCCGCGGCGCTCAAGGAAGCGCGCGACATCTGCGACCTGGTGGACCAGGCCAAGCGCGATTTCACCGCCGAAGAGCGCAAGAGCGTGGCGGACCTGCTGGACGGCGCCAAGCAAATCAAGGCGCGCATCAAGGAACTCAAGGGCGACGCCGAAATGCGCGACGCCATCGAGGCCCTGGGCGAGGGCGTTGGCGTGGTGGATGAGAATGGCCGGCCCAAGACCGCCAAGCGGCTGAGCCTGGGCGCGCAGTTCACCACTGCCAAGGCCTGGACCGAATGGCTCAAGGCGATCGCGCCCAATGGGACCATCGCCGAGTCGCGCAAGGGTTTGGCCAGCCCGCCCATCGACATGAAGTCGTTTGGCATCTTCGGCCGCAAGGATGTGATCACCGGCCTGGCGGACGACTCGGGCGGCGTGTTTGTCAACCCCGACCTGACCGGGATCTATGAGCCGCTCGGCCGCTATCCGCTCAACCTGCGGAACCTGGTGTCGGTGCGCCAGACCTCCAGCGACACGGTGGAGTTCATCCGCCAGTTGACGCACATCAACGCGGCGACGCCCGTGCCCGAAGCCAACGTGTCGACCTTCACCGGGTATGAGGGCCAGGTCTCTGGCCTCAAGCCGGAAGGCGCGACGAGCTTTGAGCGCGTGACCGAAACGGTCAAGACCATCGCGGTGTGGGTGCCGGCGACCAAGCGTGCCCTGTCCGACGCGGCCCAGCTGCGCGGGCTCATCGACCAGGAGCTGCGCGAGGATCTGTCGGAGGAGCTTGAGAACCAGATGCTCAACGGCGACGGCAGCGGTGAGAATTTCAACGGTCTGGCCAACACGGCCAACACGCTGGTCCAGGCCTTTGACACCAACATCCCGGTGACGACCCGCAAGGCCATCACCAACCTGGCGGTCAACGGCAAATCCATTCCCACGGGCTGGCTGCTCAACCCCATGGACTGGGAGGCTGTTGAACTCCTGACCGACTCGGCCGGCGATTACATCTACGGCGGGCCGATCAACCGCGGGCCGATGACCCTGTGGGGCGTGCCCGTGGCCCAAAGCTTTTTCCAGCCGCAAGGCAAGGCCTGGCTGGGCAACTGGAGCAAGGCGGTCCTGTGGGACCGCGAGCAGGCCAACATCTCGGTCAGCGACAGCCACGCGGATTTCTTCATCCGCAACATGGTGGCCATCCTGGCGGAGCTGCGGGCGGCCTTCGGCGTGATCCGCCCGACGGCCTTTGTCGAAGTGAACCTGGGGACCGCGAGCTAACCGGCGCGTGCCTCCCTTGAAAACTCGGCGGGTGGAGTGATCCACCCGCCGAGGTCTGAGGCCACTGAATGAATGTTGGTCAGATCGTCAATAGTGCCTGGACCATTCCCGGCTTGTTCCACCGCCGGGAAGCTGAGTTTCTCTGCGCCCTCGCCAACCGGCCGGGCGACAAAGTTGAGCTCGGCTGCTGGATGGGCCGCTCGACCAGCATCATTCTGCAGGCGCAAGCCGGGCTGGCCGGCGCGTTGGTCAGCGTGGATCCGTTTGTGGCCATGCCCGCCGGGATTGAACGCGCGTCCGCCGCGAAATGGCGCAAGCATCTGACCGGGTTGGCCCTGGTCCCGCCGCTGCTTTTAGAAATGACCAGCGACAAGGCGGCCGCAGCCTGGACGGCGCCGCTCTCGTTGCTGTTTATCGACGGCGACCACGGGTATCAGGCGGTGGCCGCGGACTTGAAAAACTGGGCCCGCCATGTGGTGGTGGGCGGCGTGGTGGCTTTGCACGACATGTTTTTCCCATCCATCCCCGGCGTGGCGCAGGCCGTGGGGGAGTGGTGGGCCGGCGCGCGCGACTCGAACGAGGCGCCGCGCTGGCGGCTGGCCGGCCTGGCGGAATATCTCATCGCGTTTGAGCGGATCAAATGACAGAGGGCGTCTTGCGCGAGGCGGGTGATTGGGCGCGGCCGCAGATGTATACGGTCAGTCCCTTCGAGCGGACCATGTTCGTTGGGTCCAAACTCGCGTTGCCATTCGACAAGCCGTGGTTCCCGCTGCTGGACCATGCCGACCTGGTGCTCATGCAGCACGCCGACCGCACGCTGGCCAGCCCGGTGTGGGTCCCATCCGACCAGGCCGAACGGCGGGCCACGATCGCGGAGCTGGGGACCGAGAATTTTATGCGGTTCAGCACCGACCTGGTTTTCTTTGGGCGCAGCGCGCGGCTGGAAGCGATGATGGCCGCCTGGTATGAGGAGTGGCTGCGGTGGAAGCTGGGTTGGGACCTGGCGCTGATGCGGGCCATCCATCGCTGCCCGGTGCGGATCGCGCCGATCCGCCGGTTGGCCCGATGACAACGGCCGAGCGCGGCGTGATCTACATTTCGTGGGGCGAGGCCGCGGCCTACGGCGTGGAGATGAGCGTCAAGTCGCTGTGGGCGCTGGATCCGTCGTTGCCGGTGCTCGTGGTCGGAGACGACATCGCCGCGCAGCGGTTTGCGGACCGGCCCGGCTTCACTGTGTACCGGGATGAGGTCGATCCGTTCGAATCGAATTGGCTGTACGGGTTCCTGGCGGGCCGGGTCAAACCGCGCTTGGCCGCCCTCAGCCCATTCGCGCAAACGCTGTATGTGGATGCCGACACGGTGTTCAAGATTTCGCCGGCCTTTGGGTTCGATTTGTTGGATCGGTGGGACATGATCGTGGTTGAGGCGGATGAGCGCAGCCTGTTGACGGTGCTGCCGGAAAATCGCCCGGAGGTCAGCCAGACCATTGCCGAGCTGGGGACCGCGCAGATTCTCTATCACAACTCGGGCGTGTTTTTCTGGCGGCGCAATGCCGTCACCGTGCGCTTGTTTGAACTGTGGTCGGAGGAGTGGCTGCGCTTTCACATGTGGGATGAGCAGGTGGCCCTCCTGCGCGCGCTGATGCGCTCGGAGGCGCTGTTCCTGAACGTGCCGTACACCTGGAACTGCCGCGACATGAAGAAGACTTTCATGGTGTTCCATCGGTTCGGGTCCATGGCCGTTCGACAATTCCGCGGGTCGAAGGGCGCCGTGGCCCGCGGGCTTCCCATGGGCCGGCCGTTGGTCGAGGTTGAACTGGCGCCGGGGCGCTTTGTCAAGGTCCACGTCGGCGACGAGGAAAAAGCAGTGGAGAATTTTCGGCAAGCCACTGGCAGCCGGAGGGCAATGTGACCATCATCGGTGACCGCAAGACATGGGCGGTCGACAACAAGGAGATTCGCATGGGCAAAGGTCCGTTGGTTATTGTGAGGCACCCGGATGGCCACGCCTCGAAAATGTATCTAGAGGATGCGGTGGCCGCGGGGTTGGTCCCGGCGGCCAAGGGCCTGCCGGCCGGCGAGAACAAGATGATGCTGCCGGTCGAGGACAAGGCGGCCGCGCACCCTCCGCTGGAGAACGCGGGGGCAGGCGAAGCGGCGGACGATCTGACCACCATCGCCGGTCTGGGCCTGGCCTCCGCCCGCGTCCTGGTGGCCAACGGCGTGACGACCTTCGCCCAACTGCGCGCCGCTAAGAACCTGAGCTACCTGAGCAAGAAGGCCCAGGCGGCGGTCGAGGCCTGGCGCCGTGTCTGATTACTCGCCGGCGCCATCGTTCGCGACGGTCGCGGACATTGAGCTGGTGATCCAACAGCCGATCGTCGGCCCCGACAAAATCCAGGCAGCGAATTTCGGGCTGTTCTCGGTCTCGGCCGCCATTCGCAATTACTGCCGACAGACCCTCTACCTGGTCGAAAATGATCAGGTCATCCTGGACTCCGGCGGCGGGCGGGTCATCCTGCTGCCCCAACTGCCGGTAGTCAGCGTGTCCGTGGTCAGCGAGAACGGCCTCGAGTTGGTGACGAGCAGCCACTATCTGCTCGGCCAGTTCGGCAGCCTGGGGAGGATCGGCCGGCCGTGGTTCCGCGGGCCGGGGGCAGTGGCTGTGACGTACACCCACGGCTACGCGGTTATCCCGGACGACATTCGCTCGGTGACCGCGCGCGCCGCCAGCCGGCTGTACCAGGCCGGCCTGCGCGCCGCCGACTCGGCCGGGGTGCCGGGCGTGGTCTCCAAGTCGCTGGGCGATTTCGCTGTGACGTACGGCGCCGAGGCCGCGGCCGAAGGCACGATGGGCGCGTCCGGCGCGCGCGTGCTGCTGCTGAGCGAGAAAGACTTGCTGGACGCCTACCGTGTCTGACATGCAGGTGTTCGAGAGTCTGCTCAATCACGACGTGGCCATCCGCCGCACCCGGCGCACCGGGGACGGGCAGGGCGGCTGGGTGGTGGACTACGTGACGGTCACCCCGGTGCGCGGCCGTCTGCGACCGGCCTCGTCCGCTGAGCGAGAGGCGGCCTTGCTGGAAGCGCGCCAGATCAGCCACGTGCTGTATGTGCGGGCCGGGACCGACATCAGCCGCGGCGACGAAGTGACGGTCGATGGCCTGGTGGTGGAAGTTCTGGGCATCCGCGAGCCGTCCAAGGCCGGGCAGCATTTACAAATCGACGCGCTGGAAATTCAGAAGGAAGTTGCGGCATGAGACTCGACTGGCACCCGGACGTGCTCAAGAAAGCGGTCACGGCCGAGTTGGTGGCCAACGCTGAGATTGTCGGCCAGTTTGTCGAGGGCGAAGCCCGCCGCCGGCTGCTGGCGCTGCCGGGCCTGGCCAGCGACGGGCCGGCGCGCATCGTCGATGGCAAGCGCATGGTGGGCAAGGGCGCGAACTACCGGCGCTATGTGGCCAGCCTGATGGGCAACGAGGTCGTGCTCGATGGCCAGGGCGTCACGATCAACGTGGGCGTGCGGCCGGGCAAGGGCGGCACCCACCACGGCCTGTACATCGAAATGGGCAGTAAGAACAACCCGCCCAGCCCGTTCCTGCGGCCGGCCGTGTACGAAAACGCCGCCAAGATCGTGGCGCTGCTGGCGGGACGATGAATATCACGGCCGCGCTCTACACCCTGCTGGCGGACGATGCGCCGCTCGTGGCCATGCTGTCGCCCTACAAGGGCAACCCCGGCATATTCACCATCGAGCCGGTGCCAGGGGATGCCAGCGCGCCGTACCTGGTGAGCGCGGGCGCAGTCATGCAAGTGCCGTGGGACACCAAGACCAGCCGCGGCCGTCACTTGATCCGCGACGTGCGCGCCTATGCGCCGGCGGATGGCAGCACGCTCGTGGTGGACGCCATCATCGAGCGCGTGCGCGCGCTGCTCCACCGGCGCGCGCTGGTGGTGGACGGGTTCGAGTGGGTCATCAGCAACGTCAGCGGACCGATCGCCGTGGACGAGCCGGACTTTTACGGTCGGGTTGTGAGTTTGGATCTGCGGATCCAGGAGGCATAAGCAATGGCAATGAATGGCACCGACCTTTTAATTCTGGTCAACATCGGCACGCCGGCAGTCCCGTCCTACATGGCGGTGGGCTGCCAGCGGGATGCGACCATCGACGAGTCTTCGGACACCATCGACGTGTCGTGCAAGGACAGCCGCGCGCAGCGGGTCCTGGCCGGACGCTACAAGGCCTCCATCAGCCTGGATGCGCTGTACATCCCGGATGACGAGGCCTACATGGCGCTCAAAGAGGCCAACCGGGCCGGGGACCTCATCCTGATTGCGCGCCAGGAAAAGGGCGTGGTCACAGAGACCTTCCCGGCGAAGGTGGACAGCCTCTCGCAGGCCTTCCCCGACCAGGGCGAGGCGACGGTGAGCGCGGCCTTCACCGTGGACGGGTTCCCGGTGCCAGGGGCGAGCTAAATGGCCTCTCCGGGCGCGCGCGGGGAGCGGACGTTCATGGCCGGTGGCCGGGAGGTGACCGTGCTGTACACCAACCGGGCGCTGGCCGGAGCAGAGAAGCGGATCGGCAAAGGCATCATCGGAGTGGCGCAGGGCCTGCTGGACGGGGCTTCGGGCGTCACCGAGGTGGCGATCCTGCTCCAGGTCGGCATGGAAGCGGCCCGCGTGGACGCCAAGGCCGGCGGCAACCAGGTCTCGCTCGACCAGGCCTACGCCGTCTTGGACCAGGCCGGGTTTGCGGCAGCGGCCAGCCCGGTGATGGAAGCCGTGGCGGCGGTCCTCGGCTATGCGGGCGAGGCGGCCGCGGCGGACGAGGGCGAGGCCAGCCCAAACGCATAGTGGAGGAGGGGGAGGCCTTCCCGACCCTCCTCCGCTATGCCCTGCAAGCCGGCCTGGGAGTCCTGGAGTTTTGGGACCTGACCCCGGCCGAAACGTATGCCGCCATTGAGGCCTCCATCTGGCGGATCACGCAAAGCCAGCGGCGGGAGCTGGCCCAGGCCTGGCGCATCGCGGCCTTCTCGCGGGCCAAACGACTGCCGCCCCTCAACCAGGTGCTGAATACCGGGCCGGCCAAACCCCTCAAGGGGGCAGAGCGGCTGAAGCGACGCAAGGAGTTTGCGGACATGCAAGCGGCAATTGACCCAACCAAGCTCAAGCTCACCCGGAAGGCCGAATGACGACCCAACTCGGGGAGGCCTTTGTCCCCATTCGGGCGACGATGGACAAGCTCGATGGCGACCTGGCGGCCGCCAAGTCCAAGATCTCCGGGGTGCTCGACAACCTGGGCAAGATCGGCGGGGCGGCGCTCGGGGTCGGCCTGGGGGCCGCCACGGCCGCGGTGGGCGCGCTCGGGGTCGGCCTGGGCCTGGCCATCAGCGAGGCCATGGGCGCCCAGGCGGTGCTGGCGCAGACCGAGTCGGTCATCAAATCGACCGGCGGCGCGGCCGGGATGACCGCCCAGGCCATTACTGACCTGGCCGGGGCCATCTCGCTTCAATCGCGGTTCAGCGATGACGCTGTCCAGACCGCTGAAAATCTCCTCCTCACCTTCACCAATATCGGGTCGGATGTCTTCCCCCAGGCCACCCAAGCGATGGCGGACATGGCGACCGCGATGGGGACGGATGTCTCCAGCGGGGCCATCCAACTCGGGAAGGCCCTGAATGACCCGGTGGCGGGTATCTCCGCTCTGACGCGGGTGGGCGTCACCTTCACCGATGCGCAAAAGAAGGTGATTGAGGCCCTGGTCAAGACGGGCGATATAGCCGGGGCGCAGAAAATCATCCTGGCGGAGCTGGACAAGGAATTTGGCGGGTCCGCCAAAGCGGCGGCGGAGACATTCGCAGGCAAGCTGGATGTCCTCAAGAACAGACTCTTGAACGTGGCCGAGGCCATCGGCGGGCCGCTGCTGACGGTCGGGGCCCAATTGATTGATAGGGTGCTCACTCCGGCTATCCCCATCATTGAGGCGGTCGGGACGGCGCTGACTGTTGTCATCGGGGACCTGGCCAGCGGCGACATTGGGGTGGCTTTCGACGACCTGCGCGAAAGTATCTTTAGCATCGGGGAGATGCTGGGGTTCAGCCAGCCTCAGCTCAAGGACTTCAACGATAGTCTGTATGAGGCCTGGATGGTTATCACCACCCAAGTCATCCCGGCGGTCCAGGCCTTCATCGCCCAGGCCACCCCGGTAATCACGGCGGTGGCGGCCTGGCTGGCCCAGAACGTTCAACTTCAGGATGTGCTCATCGCCCTCGGCGTCGCGATCGCGGCCTTTGTCATCCCGGCGATCGCGTCGGTGGTAGCGGCCGCGGCGCCAGTCATTCTCACCTTTGTCGCGGTGGTGGCGGTGGTCGCCCTGCTGCGGCAGGCCTGGGAGTCGGACTTTGGCGGCATCCAGGAGAAGACCGCCGCGGTGTGGGCCGTGGTCCAGCCGCTGCTGGCGCAAGCGGTCCAGTGGCTCCAGGTGAATCTGCCGATTGCGATTGAGGCCCTGCGCGCCTGGTGGGTAGACGTGGCCTGGCCGGCCATCCAAAACGCGGTCGCGGTGGCGTGGCCGATCATCCAGGCGATCTTCATCGGCCTGGTGGGGTTTGTGGTTGACGTGATTATTCCAACGATCGCAAATCTGTGGACCTTCTGGACTACCGTCTGGTGGCCCGGAATTATCGCCGCCCTGCAATCGGCGTGGGCGATCATTCAGCCCATCCTGGCCGGCCTGGTGAGCTTTGTCGTCACCACGGTCATCCCGACAGTCCTGGACCTCTACACCCAATGGACCACGGTCTGGTGGCCGACGATTTCCACCGCCCTGACCAACGCCTGGACCATCATCGAGACTACCTTCAAGGAGCTGGACCGCTGGATCAACACCAACATCATCCCGTGGATCAACGAACTCAACCGGATCTGGTCCACGGTGGTGTGGCCGGCGATCCAGGGAGCGGTGGAAGGCTTTTGGAAAGTCGTCCAACCCGTGCTAAACGATGTCAAGGTCTGGCTCGACACGAACATCCCGGTGGCGGTCAAGGCCCTGCAGCCGATCTTCGAGGGCGCGATGAGCGGCATCACGAACGCGGTCACCCCGCTCAAAACGCTGTGGGACGGGTTTGTGAGCGCGGTGGAGGGGTTCTGGTCCTGGATTACCAGCCACACGTTCAACTTCACGCTCAACCTCCCGGACCTCCCGGCCTGGGCGATCCCCGGATCACCGCTCCCGATCCACACGGCCTGGAAGGCGTTTGCGCAGGACCTGTCCACCATGACGATTGCGCCTAAGGTGGATATGGGCGGCCTGCTGCCGGTGGCGGCGCTCACCCAGGACGGCGGCCGGGACCAGAGCGTGCACTACAGCAGCACAACGACGGTCAACACGAGCGCCGATCCGCTCAGGGTATTAAGGGCGAGTAGGCATTTGGACCGTTTGGGTTCGCTGGCGTAAATGACGCCCCTGTACGTGCCGACCCATATCGGCACCGAAGACGGGGCGGGTAGCTGGCTATTTGAAGACGATAGCCACATTACCTGGGAATGGGCAAATGTTGGAGCCAATTCTATGATTCTTTGTGGTCCTGGACTGACAGCAGCTACGGCTGGGCAGACTTACAACCTGAACGATGGGGCGGAGATCCGCCTGCTGGCCTATGACCTGGGCCTGGCCCCCGTCCGGCGATTGGCGCAGCGCACCCCGCAGCAGGCCGGGGACACCGACCTGGGTTTCCGGGTGGATCCGCGCTTTGTAGATCTGGCCTGGGCGCTGAAGGGGACGGGCCTGATTGATTATCGCAACATCCGCGGGCGGTTCATGGAGGTGTGGGTTCCCCGATCCGACGCGGTGGTTCTCACCTTCACCTTCGAGGACCGGGTGCGAGCCCTGAACCTGCACCTGGACGGGGAGTTCAACTTTGGGGACCGTTCGGAGACGGTGGAGTTGGTCAGCGGGGTGTTCAAGGCCTCGGACCCGCGGCTGTATGACCCGACGGCCAAGAGCATCCGGTTTGACCTGGCCGGGACGGGCGCGGGCGCTGGCTGGGGCATCCCGTGGGTCATCCCGTGGGCCATGGGCACCGATGTCATCAACCTGTCCCTGAACGTCCTGTACGCGGGTGGGAGTCGGCTGGCGGCGGCGGAGTATCCCCGCATCACCATCTTTGGGCCGATCACCAACCCGGTCATCTGGAATGTCACGACGAATGAGGACATTGACCTGACCGGCCTCACCCTGGCCTCCCCGGCGGAGTGGGTGGAGATTGATTTGGGCGGGCCGGACCGGCGCGACTCCAAGACCATCCGCAATCAGGCCGGGGCAAGCATGGATCACTACCTCAGCCTGAACTCGGACCTGGCCACCTTCCACCTGGCCCCGGCCGGGGAGAAGCTGTTCAACGGGTCCTGGGCGACGGGCGAGAACGTCATTCGGGTGACGGGGACCGGGGTGACATCTCAGACTCTGGTGACTCTCAACTATTTCGACCGATACAACGGCGTGTGAAGGAGAACTTATGACCCAAAAATCTTGGCCGTGGTCAACGGTGGCGGCACTTGGTGACGGAGCGACACAACTCTCGGAGGCGGACAGCCGGCTGTTCCTGGCCACCTGGTTCGGGGTTCAAAATCCCGCCACGGAGGGCGTGTCCAAAGGCGTGGGCGGCGAGCTGGCCGTCACCGGCGTGGCGTCGCCGCTCAGCGTGGCCTCCGGGAGCGGCGTGTGCTATGGCCTTTACATCAACGACGCGGCGCTGGCCACGGCCGCCATTGCCACCCCGGCGGTGGGCACGACCGGCGGCCGGGTGGTCCTGCAAACCAACTGGGGCGGGACGGGCGGCGCCTTACAGGCGATGACGCGCGTGGCCGTGAAGAAATCGGCGGACGGCGTGGCGGCCATCCCCGCGCTGACCCAGGCGGTCGGGACCACGTGGGAGATCAGCCTGGCCACGTTCACCATCACCACGGGCGGCGTCATTGCGCTCACGGATGATCGGACCTTCCGCAAGTCGACCGCGCTGGCCACGCACTTCGCGCCGCTGGCGGTCCTTACCGCGAGTCTGGCCGCCAACGTGGTGAGCTTCGCGAAGATGGTTCAATCCGCGGCGGCGGGGCTGTCGGTGGTGGGCCGGTCCGCCAACTCAGCCGGCGACTTTGCCGAAATTGTGGCGGGCACGGATGGCCATGTGCTGCGCCGGTCGGGCACGACCCTTGGATTTGGCACGCTGGTGGCGGCGTCGTATGCGGCCTTGTCCGTGGTGACCGCGGCTATCAACGATTTGGCCGTGACCACCGGCAAGATTGCGAATGACGCGGTGGATGATACAAAGGCGGGGGCGAGGGTGCTGCAGTTCTATCGGCGGCAAGGGGCCTCTGCGACTGATTGGAGCCTCGTGGGGACGGGCAACCAGACCCCGGTGGCGGTCCGCATGCAGGCCGGGTCCGTCAAGGCAGTCATTACAGCCGGCCTCACCATGGGCCAGGTGACGGTGACCTTCCCTGTGGCCTTCTCAAACAAGCCTATCGTCATTCAGTCCGTCCAGTCAGCTTACCAATCCGGGGCGGCGGCGGTGGCGGTGAAAATCCACACCCTGATTCAGGACGGTCAGGACTCGGGCCTCTCCACCACCCAAGCGGTCATCAATGTAATGATGGATGTCGTCCTCGGGTACAACCTGGATGTAGACCTCTCCTGGCTGGCCATCGGGCCTGAATAACCGATGCCCTACGAGCTGTACCTCCGGCAGTACGACCGGACGGGCGCCATCAAGCACGCGGTCATCAACCCGCTCTGGGCGCGGTGGACCGACTCCGTGTCCGGCCAGGAGCCGCTCGTGTTCGCCCTGGACACCGCGCACCCTTTCGTGGGGGACATTGCCGAGTTTGACATCTGGGAGGTCCTGCTCAAAAACACGGAGCTGGGCATCACCGACTTCACCCGGGCGGGCGTCTTCATCCAGCGCGACTGGGACCGGGCGACCGACGATGACGGGCTTGAGATTGTGACCTTCACCGCCCCCAACCAGCGCCACATCCTGTCGTGGCGCCACATCCTCTGGTACGCG